TGAGGTTATCTTTGAGTTTGTCAGTAGAGCAGGTGTAACAACTGTTTTCACCTGCGGCAACAACAAGATATTTACAGGTACTACTACACTTGTTGAAGTAACGCTGCCTGTTGGTTACACTATCAGTGACAACAACTGGAAAGTAATGTCATTTAACAACGATGTTTACTTTTACCAGAAAGGACACCAGCCTTTACTAAGCGTAGCAGGTACATCTACACTTGTTGGCTTAACTTCTACAGGTGGTAACTCTGCTCCACAAGGTAACGAAGTCTTAGCTGCTTTTGGTAGAGTATGGACTTGTGACCTAGCAGATAACAAGTACACAGTATACTGGAGTTCTCTACTAGCTGGTGATGACTGGCATGGCGGTTCTTCAGGCTCTGTAGATTTAACAACCGTCTGGCCTACAGGTTTTGATGAGGTTGTGTCGCTTGCAGAGCATAATGGCTTCCTAATTATCTTTGGTAAGAAAAGCATCATCATCTACACAGGCGCTGAAAGTCCTTCTTCTGATCTAAAGCTACACGACACTATTGAAGGTGCTGGTTGTGTTGCTAGAGACTCTGTACAGTCTACAGGTAGTGACCTATTCTTCTTGTCTAGTCGTGGTGTCATGTCACTAGGACGTGTTGTTCAAGAAAAGTCTTTACCTCTGAATGATATTAGCAAAAATGTACGATCTGACTTGTTGCAAACACTGTCACAAGAGAATCACGCTAACGGTCACAGAGAGGCTATTAAGTCCATCTACCTTCCCTGACAGTTCTCTAGTCTATTGTTTTGATCTAAGACAGGTTTTAGAAAACGGGGCATATCGTGCAACAACATGGACTGCTATTAAACCTATTTCTTTCTCTATCTTTGCAGACGATCTGTTGTACATGGGACACGATGAAGGTATTGTCGAATATGACGGCTACCTAGACGGTACTACTAAATATCAGATGCGTTACTTTAGCAATCCGTTAGACTTTGGCAACGCTTCTAATCTAAAGTTCTTAAAGAAGTTTAATGTGACTATCATTGGTGGTCAGAACACAGAGTCAACGCTTAACTGGGGTTATGATTACACCTCTGATTACACTAAGCAAGCATTGACTTTTGGTACTGCTTCCTCTGCTGAGTACGGAGTTACAGAGTACAACACAACAGGCGAGTACACAGCGTCTATTGTTATTCAAACACCTAAGGTTAACACCAGCGGTAATGGTGAGGTAGTAACTATCGGTATTGAAGCTGAAGTTAACGATTCACCTTTTTCTATTCAAAAAATTGACATACACGCTCTACTAGGGAGACTTATCTAATGTCCAACTACACAAAGACTACTAACTTTGCAACTAAGGACTCCCTAAGTTCGGGTGATCCCAACAAGATTGTTAAAGGCACAGAGATTGACACAGAGTTTAACAACATAGCAACAGCCAGTGCTACTAAAGCAAACACTGCTGGCCCTACATTTACAGGTACTGTCACAGCCGCTACCGTAAACGTCACAGGTACACTAACGGCTGACACAATTACTGGTGGGTCTTACTGATGGCTACAGATAAGTTTGGAAATGTTATTGATCCTAACACTGGACAACCCGCGAGGGTGCGGTCGCCAAACCGAAACATGGGCGGTCTGATGGGTAGTCAGCCAATGGCTAATACTGGCATGGGCATGACCGTTGCAGAACGCACCGGCTTTCGGAACCCAGACTTTAATTTAAGCGACATGGGCGGCGGTGGTTTACGCGGTAATCTGGGGCCGCGCGCTGATACTGTTCAGCGTCCAGACTTTTTTGACCCTAGAATGGCCGGAAGAGGGATTGCTGATGGCCTTCAACTAAGCAACACGGGTGGTATGGCAGTTAGCCAGCCAGCCTATGACCAGCCAGCCTATGATTCACAGACTGGACTGGGCGGCCTCTTTAATAATGTTAATAACAATCGAGTACAAGGTAACATGGGCAATATAGGTGGTCAACAAGAGCTGTTCGATTACGCATTAAATAATCGGCCTGCTGATTATCAAGCACCTATTAATAACAGACAAGAACAAGGCAACATGGGTGGCGGCGGCTACATAGGCGTTATGGGCGGCTTTGACGATTTTGGAAACATCATGGGCAGTGGCGCTGCGAACGATGCGCGTGAGCAACATTACAGAAACATAGGACTACCCATGAATAACGGAGTAAACAATATGGCAAACCCATACACAACCGATGTCCTAACAGGCCCAGCAGCCTCTACAAGCGGCCCTAGCGACACTATGGCTTATGGTGGTGCGTTGTTAGGTGGTTTGTTAGGCGGTGACGTTAGCGGGGCATTACAGGCCGCTGGTGGCTACTACGCTGGACAACAGGGCATTGAAGGCGCTATGGCCACAGGTCAAGCAGGTCTAGGCTTGGGTGAGGCTATGGGCAAACGAGCCTATGACCAGTCTCAGTTCCGTCCTTTTGGTGTAACATCTAATCTAGCCAATGTACAGACTACTCCTGAAGGTGGTGTTAATCTTGACCTATCTCAAGAACAGCAGGCTATGCAGCAGCAGCTATTAGGTCAGTCACGAGGCTTGTTTGGTCAAGTAGGTGCAGACCCCGCAGCAGCGCAAGCAGCCCTCTATGAGCAGATAAGAGCCACACAGCAGCCTGAAGAAGAACGTCAGCGTCTACAGATGCAGGAGAATTTGTTCTCTAGTGGTCGTGGGGGTGTTCAGACAGCTATGTACGGTGGTACTCCAGAGCAGATGGCTTACGAGAAGGCTCGTCAAGAGTCTATGCTTAACGCTAATCTTGCTGCTAGGACACAATCACAAGCAGAGCAGCTACAGGCTGGTCAGTTAGGCGGAATGTTACAGCAAGCTGGTTATAACCCACAGCGTCAAGCTATTGATTTGTTTGGTGCATCAGGTGTACCCTCGCAACTGGCAGCTAAAGGTCAGCTTGGCGGTGCAGAGTTACAATCACAGGCTGGTGGTCGAGGTCTTGAGTCCTATATGCAAGGTGCTAACATGGCTAACCTGCTACAACAGCAGCAGCTACAGGGCCTTATGACTGGAGCAGTGGGTAAACCTCTGACAGCTCAAGAGCAGCTAATGAATGCCATGATTGGTAGATTAGGTGGAACTCCTATTGAAGCAGGCGGTGGTTTCTTGGGTAGTGTTGGAGATAGGGTTGGCGGTTTATTAAGTGGTTTATTTGGTGGTGGCGGGGGTGGTGTATCTTCAGGCTCTGGAGGTAGTGCAATAACAGGCTCAGGCGGGTTTGAGTATGCTCCTGCTGTCCTGCCTTCTGCTGGCGGTACTATAGATTTTGGTAACTTACAAGCACCTGACGACTACGGTCAATACCAACTTTAAGGAGATAAGACAATGGCTATAGATTTACAAGGTATGTTAACAGGTGGCGCAGGCCAACAGATCAACCCTAGTTTAAGCGTACAGCAACAGCAGTTAGCTCTAGGCGCTAACGCTGCCAATATGATGCAGGGTGGCATGAGAAGCATGCAAGGACAACCACCACAGGGCGCACAAGCAGCTCAGTTGCAGAAGCTCATGGGTGATTTAGATTTAAACAAGACAGAAGACTTAGGTAAGCTGGCTGAAATCATGCAGATGACTGGTGATACTGCTGGTGCAGGTAAGATTGCAGCGCAGCTTGAGGCACGTAGAATAGAAAGCACTAAACGTGAAGGTTTAATTGGACAAGCCAGAAAATTGGGTTTGGAGGAAACTTTAGATGGTCTTAAAAGTGGAATGGATTTAGAAGTAGCCACTAAGCAAGTTTTAGAAGCTGAAGAACGTAACATTATAAGTAAGCAAGGGCGTAAAGGTCGTGCAGCAGTAGCTAAATCTAGGGACGCTGGTGATGAAGTAGTCAAACGTATTTTGCAAGGTGAGTTTGACAATACTTCAGATACTTTGTTTATGGCTCAAATAAATGGTGAGAAAGCTGAGTTAAAAACCTTTAAGCAAGTAGTCGATGGCAAAGAGATTATTAAGCCTTTTCGCATCAACGAGGGCGGTAAAGTTTATAACTCTAGTACAAAGAAATGGGTCAACCCTAGTGACTTAGGTTTGTTACAAGCGCCTCAACTTACTAAACAGCTAACGGAAGCTAATACATTAGCGGCTGCACTTACTGACGGAGCTACTACTAAATTCTTAGAACTTAACGAAGCAGCAAATACAGCATCGGATGTTTTAACTTTAAATGCTCGCTCTAAAGTATTAATGGATGAAGGCGTTAAAACAGGATT